ATCATTTAGATAAAACATCCATACAATTTTACGATCTGCATGATTTGTTCCTCCAGATTCTGAATGCCACTTTTTGAATCCTTCTCGCGGAAGATACCTTTGAATGTTAAATTCTTGTCCGATTCTAAATGGATCAATAAAACTCAATCCAATATATTTTTTGGAGTAGATTTTAATTGATTCTGTAAGAACTTTTAGAAATGGAGATAGAACTTCTTTCCATTCAGGATTTCTTGAATCTTCATGTACGATATAAATGTCTGTCGAATCTTTTACATTTGGTTTGTACTCATTCTTTCCAGACATTCCTTTTTCATGCCTTTCTGGTGTTTTTTCAAACTTTTCTATAAGATTCTTGCAGTATATTGGATCAATCGACTCTTTTATTTCACAAATGAAATCATTATAAGTTGGAATCATATTTTAACACTGGGTTCAAACTCCCACATTTTTTTGTGAATAATGCATAGTTCTTTTTCAAAATGAATTGAACGAATCCACCAGGATAATTCTGTAAGATAATTTGGCGTATCTTGACAATCAACTATACCATTCGATGTCAACATTAAGTTTGACATATAATTCTGCAAGTTGGAATTATTATACTCCCCACTACCAGTATAATACAAGTTTTCAATACTATAGTATCCATCTTCTCTCAGAATTGGAAATAGATTGCCAAATGCAGTTATAATATCATCTCCCTTATGTGATCCATCATCAATGATTAGATCAAACCCACCATACATCTTGATAATATTATATGTTTCCAATTTACTAAGGTCGCCCTCAATTAAACGGATCTTTTGATTTGGTTGAACTCTACATAATCCTAAATCAATATCTACACCTAAAATCAAAGATGCATTGGGGAAATATTGTTCCCACAACTGAAGGGATCCTCCACCATCAATACCAAGTTCAAGGATTTTTAAATCCTTTTTATCTTTAAGTTTGAAAAACTTTTCTTCGTAAGTCTCTATAAAGTTTTTTCTTTTATTAAATGGTTCTCGATTCCAACTATCACAAATATCAATCAAATTCATAAATTTAAAAAGAAGTAATATTGGGGCAAAGTGCAACTAAGTAACCGTTTGTGTTGTAACCTATATTTTCTCCCCACCACCAATCATTTGGAGCTCCAGAACTTCCATAGTTTGAGTTTACCGTTAGTGTAAAATATGATGGACTAACATAACTGGATCCACCTCCACCATAAGCAGCACCCCTACAGTCACCACCATCAGCACCGCCGCCCCCGCCGCCATACCATCCATCAAATCCAGGACCATATGAGTTTCCTGCCCCCTGGCCTCCAGCAAATCCGTTTCCTGGTTGTGGATCTGTTCCTGATCTGTGTGGACCGCCACCACCGCCGCCAGCACCGTTCTGAGACCCTCCACCGCCTCCTGAGGCGTTTCTACATCCAGCACCATATGATTCTCCTGTTCCTCCAGTAGGACCACCAGCATTTGATCCACCACCATTTCCAGATCCAGCTAAAAGAATAACTCTATTTCTAGTTGGAGTGTCATTCAACATGGTAGTTGGTGAGTTGCCAGTAAGTAACGAACAAACACCACCATTAAAGAATGTTACTTGTGAAAAGAAAGTATAATTTGCATCACTTGGATTGAGAGTTCCCTTAACATATCCTGGACTTGGACCATGCCCATTCATTGCCATTATCCAGTTATGTCCGGATTTTGTCGTGAGTGGAATTCCAGTGTTTGTTGAAGTTGCAAGTTTATCAATTTTATATGAAACAAAATTTGAAACATATGGAGCAACTAGACCAGGACTTGTTCCGCCATTATATCTACTAACAATTGTTCCAACATCTGCTGGAGAACAATAACGAATCATTAAAACTGCTTTGAAATCTGAGTATATGAATTGTATTCCATATACTGCACTTGCATCTGCTGCAGAAGTTGAATCTACACTTGAAGATATTGAATTTGAAAAAGTGATTGGAAAAGTAAATTCTCTACCCCCTCTTCTCTTTTTACCAATACTACCGATTGAAGATGCTATAGAATTAAGAAACGGCATATCAATAATAACCTCCGACAATAGTTCCAAATACTTCGTAGTTAGCAGTTGTTGATGCTGAACCTACTGTGTTAATACCTGTAAAGTTATATATTGCATATCCATTGCTTGTTGTAACTCCAATAATAGCATTTGCAAGAGATCCTCCAGTCCATTTAATGGTTTTTGATACACCATTAAGTGTGACTGCAGTACAAGTTCTTGCGGTCCCTGTTGAATTTACAACTACAGACATTGTAATTGCATGACTATTAAAGTCTGTGCTTGTTGGAATGCCACTGAGATTTACTGCAATATTTGCTGATGGATTTGTGCAAATTGCAATATTTCCGTTTGAACTGTTATAAACAAGATTGACAGTATTTCCATTAACTATCAGAGACTTCTCTGCACCTGTTATAATTCTAAGTTCATTTGTTGCAATTGGAATATTTGCTTCAAATGCCTTCTTAGTGTTATTGTAAGTGAATGTCTTACTTGTCGTCCCGTAGATTTCAATTCCAGCCCCATCTGCAGTTACATCTGTTGCTGCTGAAGTGGACGCAATACCTACTGTCTTGTCTGCAACATCAAGAACGGTGGTATTGACAATGGTTTGAGTTCCATTTACTCTCAGATCACCATTGACTGTTAAGTTTCCAGAAAGAGTAAGTGCAGAACCTACAATGTTATTAACAGTGAGATCTGTAGCAGATAGTGTTGGAAAGAAACCTGTTCTACCAAAGAAAGAAGTTGCACTAACAATTCCACTGTTTCCATATACAGTTACACCAGAACCAACTTGTAAGGTTGCTTGTGGATTAGTGGTTCCAATACCAACACGTTGATTTGCAGTATCAACCTGAATTGTTGCACCTTGAGTTCCTATTCCAGATGCAAAATCAGATAATCTAGATGCGTTTGTAGGCATTATATTTCTACGATTTTTTACTTATTTATTAGATACGATCAAGCAGTTCTCATAATAAATGCAAGAGCATAATATGGTGGACGGTTTTCGTGATAAAGATTTCCGCCAGTTGAACCAGATGTACTTGCTACGTTGGAATAGATAGTTCCGCTCCCACCACCACGAAGTCCTGATCCAGTTTCTTGGAATCTTTCCGTTGAATGAGTGTGTGCTGGCATCTCTCCAATAGTTAATTGGTGTGCTACTTCTCCACCAGAATTTCCAGGAGCATAGTTTCCAGTTGATATTCCAGTAGTTCCACTATAAGAATAATTACCAGATCCATCTACGCCAGCACCAGCAACAAATCTATTTCTAAGATCTGGAGTTCCACTAGAACCATCACAAAGAGCCCATCCAGTTGGAATTGCTGCAATCAATCCAGACCACATAATAATGCCACCAACTGGAATCGTTCCATTTCCAACAAATGATGATGCGGTAGCAACTCCTGCTACTCTTAATCCACTTGAATCAACACTTATATTATATGCATCTATTCCAGTTGTTCTGAGAGTAACAGCAGCACCAACTTGAATTGTGCTAAAGGTACTGACTCCAGTAGCGATAAGATTTGGGGTATTTAAATTTGAAATTGTGGTGATGCCAGTAATATTAACTGAACCTTGAACTGTTAATTTTGATGTTGGATTTGTGGTGCCTACACCAACATTTCCCAAAGTTGATATTCCTGCTGAAGTCTGAGGCCAATAGTTAACCGAACTGTCTGCAATAGCTCTTACAGTGCAAATACCAGCAGAAATCTGACTTACTGTGATATTATCCGCAAAATTAATAGTGGATGCAGTTCCTACTGTTATTCCACCAGATTTTACAACAATACCAGAAGATCCTGAACCAACTACATTAGTCAGTCCAGAACCATCTCCTATAAAAACACTTCCAATAACAACACCAGTATTTGCTGCAATAGATGCGTTTGTCCCAAATCTTGCAATATTATCAGAAGATCTAATAGTAATTGCAGAACCTACATTAATTTGATTTGAGGTTACATTCCCAGTCAGTGGTCCAACAAAAGAACCTGCTTCAATAGTACCATCCTGAACGTCCAACTTAACGTCTGGAGTGGTGCTTCCAACTCCGACGTTATTATTTGGTCCAACTGTGAATACGCCACTATTGGATAATCTTGAAGCGTCTCTTGCTCTTGACATATTATTTTCTGGTTATATATTAGTATTTAATACAAGGAAGAAGTGCTAAGTTGCGTGGACGGGTTTCAGTTGCAGTAGAAACGATTGAAAGTGAAGTTGCACCAGTGGTTCTTGAGTAATTATTTGTTCCAGTCCATGCACCACCGCCACCAGCACCACCGCCAGTATTGGAGTTACTTTCATCAGTATAACTATGACTGTGACTTGATGGTGAAACACTCAAGTCATTTGCTGATGTTGCAAAATTCTGAGAAGAACCAAAGGATCTTCCACTATCAACACCAACTCTGTCATTAGACCAACCACGAATAAACTCACCTCTTAAATCTGGAAGTTTTCCTGCAGGACCATAGCTACTTCCAATAATTAAGTAAAGAGCAGAGAAGTCAGCAGTAATTCCCTGAACCGTTCCAACTCCAAACGGAACAGTATCGCCATTACAAACCAAATATCCTGATGGTGCAAATTGTGATGCAAAGTGAAAAACAGCACCAGTAGGAACAACTCCAACTCCATTAAATGATGTTGCTGTTACAACTCCACTTACACTCATTCCGCTTGAGTTTACAGTAGTGTTGAAAACATTAATGCCGCTGGTTGTAATCGTGACACCAGAACCTATGTTAATTCTATTGGTAGAACTGTTGATATTGATACTTCCAAATGTACCAACTCCAGTAACAACAATATTTGAAGAATTTAAATTAGAAACTGTCGCAACACCTGTGATGATTGTAGAACCAGAAACATCAACAGAACCTCTAACAGTCAATGTTGATGTTGGATTTGTGGTACCAACTCCAACATTACCTAAAGTATGAATACCCGCTGAAGTCTTAGGCCAATAGTTAATTGAGTTATCTGATATTGCACTAACAGTACAGATTCCAGCAGAAATTGGGGATACGTTAATATTTTCTGTAAAATTAATTGTTGATGCAGTTCCTACAGTAACACCAGCATATTTGATAACAATACCAGAAGATCCTGAACCAACTACATTAGTCAGTCCAGAACCATCTCCAATAAAAATATTTGCTCTAACAACACCCGTATTTCCATCAGCAGAAATATTGGAACCAAAATTTGCAGTATTGGTTAACGATCTGATAGTAATTCCAGACCCAACATTAATTTGATTGGATGTTACATTACCTGTCAAAGGTCCAAGAAAAGTACCTGCTTCAATAGTACCTCCTTGAACGTCCAATTTTACATCTGGCGTAGTACTACCTACTCCTACATTATTATTTTCACTAACTGTAAATATATTACTATTAGATAATCTTGAAGAATCTCTTGCTCTTGACATATCACACGACCTTTTAGTTATTTATCTTATCTAGCAGCATCAAAAGAACAATGAACTCTTTCACCATCAGACAGGACATAATGAAAAAAGATTTGATGATAATAATCTTCATTTTTGTTCCACCAAGTCTTCTTCTTACCTGGCATTGGTTCTCTCCAATGAGGACGTTCGCATCCTTTATAAATCACACCATCTCCAGGTTGTAAGTTTAAAGAAACATTTCTTCCATCTGGAGTTTCAATGCAAATAGGCCATGTTTTTTTGATGGATGTGCTTATATGTACTGACACTGAGATTTCACATGCATCTCTATCAACATGTTTAGTTAATTCCTGCCCTGGAAAATAAAACCGATCATAATAATAAGTATTATTCAATTTTCTCCCAAGAATACTCTCTAGTTTTATTCTTATTTGTGAGTGTACTTCTTTATATTGTGGGTGAGAATACCTTGCAAGAGAACCATTGACCTGAGATTCTTCTCCAATGTGCTGAAATTTATCTACAGATCCATAGAAATTAATTTGCCCCCTTTCTTCTGGAACTGAATGATACAATTTTTGTGGATCATACAATCCTTTTACTAAAAAATATCCATTTTCATCAAAATATTCATTGTGAGTCCAAGATGTTGTATTTTTCATATTACTTCCAGCGAGGACCAACAACCCAACCCACAATGCTCTTACGAACACCTTTGGTTACTTTCAAAACTCTATGTTGTGCTCTAGAATCAAAAAGGATAATTGAACCACGCTTTCTTGGAGCAAAATATGATTTTCCACTATCATCAATAAACTGCACGTTTCCACCTTCATAATCATCTGGGTCGGAAAGTTGTAAACTGAATGACAGTTTTCTTATCAGTTCAATATTCTCATTCACAAAATCATTTGCAAGACCTTCTGCACGGTTACCAACTGATTGTGGTTTGTAATGAGTTGAAAGACCGGAATCATTATGCCAACTATAGAACTGCCCTTCACCATAACGGGTATATTGAAGACTTTCCCCATCAATATTCCTCAAATCATACAAAAAGTTCTCACGATTTGCACGTTGAACGTAATGCCATAGGAAACCAGCAACCCAATGATGAGTTGGAATCCATGCATTTTGCGAGTTACGTTTTTCTTTATTCAGGGCATCTCCATGTAATTTAGAGTCTCCCATTGATAAGTCAAACTTTTCTGTCAGATCTTTTTCAATGATATCTACAATATCTTTTGGAATATCTGTAAAATACCAAATGGACTGATATGCCATATCAAATTTATTTTATTATGCAGTAATTATAAAATGTTTAATTTATATTGTCAAGTTTACCATAAAATAGATCCTGGACTATCAAAAATGTAGATATTATATCCACCATATGAAACAAGTTCTGTGACTGAAGTTCCTGTATAACTAAAAGCTTTTGAATATGAATCTGGATATCTAAGTACTACTCTCCCTCTACCACCACTACCACCACCAGCATTTGTACCTCCTCCACCACCAGATCCACTTCCATCTACAGCAGGAGATCCACTACCATAATGCCCGCCATTTCCAGCAGTTGGTCCACCTCCACCACCAGCTCCATATGAATCAGAACCTCCACCACCTCCTGCTGCATAATGAAAGTTTGTTCCGCTTATAGAATTATAAATTCCCGATCCTCCACCACCACCATAAGCAATACCATACTGGGCGCTTCCAAAGGGAACTGATCCACCTGCGCCATTAGCACCTCCTCCTCCACCACCAGCTCCTTGATATGGATTGTAGTGTCCGTGATTACCAGATCCTCCAGGATATCCTTGTCCTCCAGTTCCAACTCCACCTTTAAAGTAGTCATCATTTGGACTATCTCCTTGACTCCCACCACCCGATCCACCAGGATTACCTGGAACACTGTTTCCAGTACCTCCCCCATAAGAAATTATTGTTCCTGATGGGGACGTTAAAGTTGATGGTGACCCATTACTATTACCACCACCACCAGCACCAACAGTAATTGAGTATGGAGAATCGGAAGGAATAGAACCTACCAAATAACCACCAGCACCACCACCTCCACCACCTCTTTCAGCACCTCCACCACCTCCACCACCACCGACTACAAGATACTCAACTGTAGGTGGGGGTGATGAAGATCTCCCTCTTTTCTTTTTGGAAATCCCTACTGTTCTAGAAAATCCACTGACTAATGGTGCCATATTAGGGTGTGTATACTGTTAATACTACTCTTGAATTTTGACCAGAACTACCAGCACTTCCGCGATTTGGATCAGATTCATTTGTAAATGAAGAAGTTGTTCCACTGACTATATATCCACCATTAACATATCCAGATCCGCCCCCGCCACCTGATGCATTTCTAGTGCCACTTCCAAAGTCATTACCACCACCACCACCATAACCACCATAATAACCTCCTCCTCCACCACCACCACCGCCAGCATTATCAGCTCCACTTGTTTGACCCGATCCCCCTGTTCCACCTTGCAGATATCCAGCACCACTACCTTGAGATCCTCCCCCACCCCCTTGAGATCCGATTTGAGAATCTGAAGAAGTTGTGCCTGGTGATCCTGAAGACCCACCACCTCCACCACCTGGAGAATATCCATGCCCTCTACCTCCTCCACCACCACCGCCTGCAATCAATAGTGGAGTTCCACCAATAAAAACGCCAGCATATCCACCACCAGGCTCACCATTTCCAACCCAACCATATCCAGTACCACCAGATCCTCTACCAGCATTGAGTTGAATTGTGTAAGTTGTTGATGAATCTGCATATAAAGCACCAGTGGAATATCCACCAGTACATCCACCACCACCTTGTCCCCACATTTTGATGGTTACAAGTTTACTTGTTGTGGGTATTATTGTGTAGGTTGTTGAATTGGCAGCATCTAGAATGAGGGGTCCATCATCTTCCAAATTCCAAACAGATTTTCCAGAAATTGGTGGAGTAATTGAAAATTGTGTGGCACCTACTCTCTTCTTTTTAGATGAAGATCTTACTATTGCTTTTGAAAATCCAGATGATAGTGGCATCTTAATATTCTTCCAGGTAAGTAACCTTTACTACGATCAATCCACCAGATCCTCCCCCACCACCAGCACCACTTGAAGTATTTCCATCATATTCAGCACCACCTCCTCCACCTCCACCGCCTGCTCCATATCCACTCCCACCAGCGCCGCCTGTTCCGCCATAGCGATATGCATTTCCACCAGCACTTGTTACTGTAGATCCAGTTCCACCGGGAGATCCAGAATTACCTGGAACAGAAGGAAGATTTGCTGCTGGCAAAGTTCCATTTGGAGAAAAATAAACTCCACCAGCTCCACCAAAACCGCCGTCTCCAGCAAAACCATCTCCACCTGGAGTTCCACTAGAACCTTGTGAATATGTTGTAATAGTGTAATCACTAAAAACATCTCTAACTGCTTGGGGAATTGTTAAATTTGTTCCACTTGGTCCAGAAACTGGTGTTGGATAATTTGTTCCAATTGATATTGGTGCTGGACCTCCGCCTGGTTGATTTAATGAGACACTTACATATCCACTTGGTCCACCATTTCCACCAGTTCCACCATTATCTGACAGTGGAATTCCAGGAGCTCCTGAACCTCCGCCATTACCGGATGTAATGCTAAAATAATCAACTTGTTGGATTTGTGGAATGGGATTTAAATCAAGAGTTCCTGAAGAAATAAATTGGAAGTATTTTTTAACTAGTCGCAGTCGTATATTTCTTTTTTTGCCAAATCCACCACCTCCAACACCTCTTGTAAACCCACTAAAAAATGGTGCCATAATTAGAAACCTACTGAACCGTATCTAAATCCTGTATTGTTTGTTGCATAAACCTTATAGTTTGAGACCGTACCAGTTCCAGAACCATTATAATGAACCATAAAACTTACAATATCTACATCAAGTGCTGTTGTTGAAAGTGTAATTGTGGATGCTGTTGCAAC